TAATAAAAGCACACTTGAAGAAACGCGAACGCAAAGATTTATAGACATAGCAAAACGAGGCACTTTGCCCGTGCCTGTTAGATATTACGCGGCTCATACAGGACGTTGGGGCGGTGATGATAAGATAAATTTACAGAACTTGCCAAGCCGTGGCACGAACGCAAACATGCTAAAGCGTGGCATAATTGCACCACAAGGATATTCTATAATAGACGCGGATTCGGCACAGATAGAGGCAAGAGTGTTGGCGTGGCTTGCCGAACAAGACGATTTGACAGAGGCGTTTGCCAAGGGTGAAGATGTTTACAAGAAGATGGCATCAAAAATATACGGTGTAGCAGAAAGCGAAATTACGAAAGACCAACGATTTGTTGGTAAAACCACAATCTTAGGCGCAGGGTACGGCATGGGAGCGCAGAAGTTCCAAGACCAACTTAAGACATTTGGATTTGACATGGAGCTACATGAAGCACGACGTGTCATAAAGATATACAGAGAAACAAACCACAAGATAAATAAACTGTGGCGTGACGCTCAGTTGTTTCTAAAAGATGGTAACACGTTTGGTCTGTATGGTGTTTTGTTTGTAGAAGATGGCAAGATACTTTTACCTTCTGGACTACACTTACGCTATGACGATCTACGATTTACTACTACAGACAAAGGCGTGGAGTTTGACTACAAAACAAGGCGCGGTCGCACCAGAATATATGGGGGTAAAATAATAGAGAATGTATGCCAAGCGATAGCTCGTTGCATTATTGGTGAACAAATGTTACAAATAGCAAAGAGGTATAGAGTTGTCTTGACAGTGCATGATAGTATTGCGTGTTGTGTCAAAGACGAAGAGGTGGACGAGGCACAGCAATACGTCGAAGAATGTATGCGTCAGCCACCAGAATGGGCAGAGGGTTTACCGATAGATTGTGAGTCGGGGACAGGCAAATCTTATGGAGAATGTGATTGAGTATAGCACCTTGGTCATATAGTAGAATGAAGGCGTTTGAACAATGCCCCAAACAGTTCTACCATATGAAAATAGCTAAAGATTATAAAGAGCCACACACAGAGGCGATGCGTTACGGCACGGAACTGCATGCTGTAGCGGAGGACTTCATACGTGATGGAACACCAATACCAGATAGGTTTGCCTTTCTCAGAGGCCCCCTCGAAGCACTTGGACGCAGGCAGGGTAACAAGTTTACAGAGATGCGTATGGGTTTGACCGCAGAGCTTGAGCCTTGTGGGTTCAGAGATAAAAACGTGTGGTGGCGTGGCATAGCAGACTTGGTAATAGTTGACGACACAAAAGCATGGGTGGTAGACTATAAGACTGGACGTAACGCAGAATATGCGGACAAAGGACAACTGGAGCTTATGGCTATGGCTACATTTAAACACTTTCCCGCAGTGGAACAAGTCAACGCGGCTTTGATGTTTGTCGTTGCTAACAAATTTATAAAAGCAAAATACACAATAGATATGTTGACAGACCTATGGGATAAGTGGTTAGCTAACTATAAACGTATGCAAGTCGCACATGACAACGATATATGGAACGCACGACCAAGTGGATTATGCCGTAGGCACTGCGCGGTCATAGAGTGTGTTTACAATGGGAGTAACTGATGCCGTACACTAAATCACCCAGACCATACAAGAAGGAATATAAGAAGCAAAAAGAACGTGGAGAACACCCAGCTAGAATGGAGCGACAACGTGCGAGAAGAGCGTACGACAAGAAAGGTATCAATCGTAAGGGCAAAGACATATCACACAATAAGATGTTAAGCAAAGGTGGTTCAAACAAAGATGGCACAAGGCTAGAAAGCCCCTCAAAGAACAGAGCAAGAAACGGACAGAAGAAGAAAAAGAAATGAAAAAGAAAGACCCTAAAGTCGGAACAGGTAAGAAACCAAAAGGAACAGGAAGGAGGCTTTACACAGATGAAAACCCCAAAGATACAGTCCCTATTAAATTTGCCACTGTGGCAGATGCCCAAGCAACTGCTCGTAAGGTTAAGCGTATCAATAAGCCGTATGCTAGGAAGATTCAAATCCTTACTGTGGTGGAGCAAAGAGCCAAAGTCGCAGGAAAGCCAAGGCAAGCCGCCATCGCAAAAAGAGCAAAGCAAGAACTCAGAGCCAAACACGAAGCGAAAAAGGGGGCGACCAAGAAAAAATGACTAGACAGATACAAAACAAACTAAAGAAAGTAGCGAAGGGTCTAAGCAAAGCGTCAAAGACTCATGCAAAACAGGCAAAGACTATACAGTCGGTGCTAAAGACCAAGAAGAAAAAAGTAAAACGTAATGGTAGCTAGAGTAGAAACTATAAAAAAGAAGATCAAGCAAGGTAAGAAGTTAGGGTTTAGCAAAATACACATGGACAGGAAGATACAAACCATTTGACCACCAAGTTTCGACAGCATCATTCCTCACCTTACACCAAAAAGGATTTTGTTTCAACGAGCAAGGCACAGGAAAGACAGCGAGTGCTATATGGGCATCGGACTTCCTTATGAAACAAGGTATAATAAACAGAGTGCTTGTAGTATGCCCGCTTTCGATCATGGATAGCGCATGGCGTGATGACTTGTTTACATTTGCCACACACCGTACAGTTTCTGTAGCACATGGGTCAGCAGATAAGCGTAGTAAGATAATACAAGAGGGATCAGATTACGTGGTTATAAATTACGATGGTGTAGGTATCGTACTAGATGACCTCAAAAAAGGTGGGTTTGATTTAATTATTATAGATGAAGCCACACATTATAAGAATGTCCAGACGAGGCGTTGGAAGCTACTACGTCAACTAATACATGATAACACGTGGCTGTGGATGATGACAGGTACACCAGCCGCGCAGAACCCTACAGACGCATATGGTCTGGCAAAGCTTGTTAGCCCTCATAGAGTACCAAGATTTTTTGGTGCGTTTAAAGATATGGTCATGATAAAAGTATCGCAGTTCACATGGAAGATACGACCAGACGCTACAGACATAGTGTATAGAGCGTTGCAACCTGCCATACGTTTTACGAAGGACGAGTGTCTTGATTTACCATCTATGGTGTATACAAAAAGACAGGTGGAGCTTACAGCGCAACAGAAGAAATACTACAAAGAGTTAAAAACAAAGCTTGTGTTAGATATCACAGGTGAACAAGTAACAGCTATAAACGCGGCTGTAACTCTTAACAAGTTACTGCAAATATCAGCAGGGGCAATCTACACAGACGAAGGCGACGTGTTAGAGTTTGACATAAAGAACAGATACAAAGTGCTACGCGAGGTGATAGATGAGTCTAGTCAAAAGGTTCTTGTATTTGTACCTTTCAAACATGCCATAGATATACTGACAGATAAACTACGTTCGGAGGGTATAGCCACAGAGGTCATACGTGGAGATGTCCCTGCATACAAGCGCACACAGATATTTAAAAGGTTTCAAGAGGAGACCGACCCAACAGTCCTGGTGATACAACCACAAGCAGCATCACACGGTGTTACGTTAACACGAGCTAACACAGTGGTGTGGTGGGGGCCAACGAGTTCGTTAGAAACATACGACCAAGCAAACGCACGTGTGCATAGGTCAGGACAAACACATAAATGCACAGTTGTGCAACTACAAGGTTCTGATGCAGAAAAGCACGTATACAGACTATTAGATAGAAAAATAAACGTACACACAAAATTTATAGAACTTTACAAAGAAGTACTTGACTAAGTTATCTTTTAGCATTAAATGTTATTAGATAATAAGAATAGGAGAGAGATATGGGTGACAAAGTAACCCCTGACAAGTTGGCAAAAACGTATTTACGTATACGAGCAGAAAGATCCATGCTGTCAGCCAAGTATAAGGAAGACGATGGCAAACTTATACGGCAGATGGATACAATAAAGCAGGCAATGCTAGATCATTGTGAAGCTCACAATGTAGAAAGCGTGAGAACTTCTGAGGGACTGTTCTTTCGTTCGACTAAAAAGAAATACTGGGTTAGTGAATGGGATGCTATGCACAGACTTATTGTGGAAGAAAACGCACCTCAGTTACTAGATAAACGTATCAATCAGGCGAACATGAGAGAGTTCTTGGAAGAAAATCCTGATCTCAAGCCAGAGGGATTAGAGATTGAAGAAGAAGTAACAATTTCTGTGAGGAAGAAATGAATGAACCTTTTGTAACAATAGAGGACGTAGCTAAACATTTTAGCGTGTCTGTATCGACTGTTCGTGCTTGGGTGCATCAGAAACACATACCTGAGAATACTTATGTAAAAATAGGTAAAACTCATAGGTTTCGTATTTCAGATGTAACTGAAGCATTGACGAAAACATCTAATAGCCGTAGCGAAGAAACAGTGGGCGAAGATTCACTAGCGGAACTAGATGAAGATTTATAATATAGAGAGAAGGAGAGATAAATGGAACAATATATTATAAAAAACGTAGAGGCTCTATGGCCTAAAATAAACAGAACTTATCACTTTGACAGTAACGAGGGGCGATCTGTGCCGTGTGAGCCTAACGCTCAGAACGCAGAATATTCTATACAGTTTCGTATGGATAACGCTACTGCAAAGGGGTTGTTTACTGCCATGTCAGAATGTTACCAAGCTAACAAAAAAGACAAATGGGCAGATAAGTTGGAGAGAACTTTTGTCAAAGACGATGACGGCATGTTCACTCACAAGGCAAATCTGAAAGGGGCGTACAAAAACGAAGTGACTAAAAAGCCTTTGCAGGTTGATGCTAACAATAACAAGTTACCAGATGAGTTTTTGTTAACAACGGGCAGCACGGTGAATATAGCTGTGCAGTTTGTTCCATATGACATGGGTGGCAAGCAGAACGTGTCGTTACGTTTGAAAGCCGTGCAGGTTATAAAGTATGTGCCTATGGAAGAGAGAAATCCCTTTGAGGCAACTGACGGGTTTGTGTTCAATAAGACTGAAGATAACCCTTTTACTGAAGATGCGGTGGCAGAACCAAAGAAGGTCGTTAAAAAGCCCTCCCCTCCCACCAAGGATGCTGATGACGACTTGAGTTCTATCGTTGACG